TAAGATTGTTAAGAACAATTATAAAGAGATTATTTGCCTAAAATTAGAGATTCTGATAGTGAAAATAATAAAGATAAAAGTGGAGATAATACCCCCGCAACTAATCATTCTTTTCGTTTCAATTCTTTCATTACATTTATATACACTTTTTCTATATCATTTCTTACATCATTTTCTATCAAACTTTATAATTTAATTACTCGTGTTTCAGATGTTCCTACTACTTCTTTAATTTCTCTTAATTTTCGTATTAAAATTCCAAATTCTTTTTCTCTTTCTTTTTGTAGATTTACAAAATGCGTAATAATAAATCCCGTAATTGTGATAATTAATAGCACAACATAACACGAAATTAATATCGCTTGTGGAATAGTAAATCCTATTTTTTCGAGTGATAAACCGAATATAGCTAATGATTCAATTAGAATTAATGCTATAAATCCTAATCATTTCATAGTTTTAATACTGTTGGTCGTAATTAAAATAATAGTGTTGGTCGTAATGAAACTTGTAATTTACGAAAAGAATGACGAACATCATTACGACGTTCGTCATCCTTAACGTTACCTGTTTAGTGTGCTACCGGAAGCGAAAGCAGTGTATTTCTGTCCTCCTCGTTTGCCATATTCGGAATACGCCCAAACATCAAACGGAAAGTTTCAACCCGATATGCCATATCACCGGCAGCATTCGCGGCTCCGTTGATACGATTAATCGCGGCACTTTTGAAATCCGTATCTTTGTACTCTTTTCCGATTGCTTCTACAATCATAGTTCCAGTAGTACGATAGGGAACGAGTTCACCGGCCTTGTATTCTTTGCCGTCCACCGTTACGGCCTTTTTGGTCTTATAGCCCCATTCGCCCGGCAACCCTTTCGGGATTACGCGCAACGTCATTTCGTAATACTTAGGCGGATTCGTTAGAGTGTTTAATTCCTCTACCATGTTTCCAGCATTATCTCGTTCGGCTGCTTCCTCGTTAATGCACAAACATGAAAAACCGAACATTTTAGCCCTACTTTCCGTAATGCTCAACGGCGTGTCGAGTTTCGCACCGCTTTCAGCATCAAATGCACGCAAGAATACGACGTTATCGATATTCTCTTTACCATTAATTGCCAGCGGTTTAGTTTTACCACTGATGCGAACAACTTTAACAATTGTTTCAGTTGCTTCTTTGATTTGCTTTGCCATAGTTGAATAATGTTTAGTTAGACTATTCAGGAAACGTTTATTTTTTTCTTTCCTGCAATCTCAAGCGGGGGGCTTCGCAAACCCTTGAATGGACGGGGCCGTTTCATTAGGTACTTCCACAATATAAATACTCATATTATTTTCAATACCCATAATAAAACTCACACATTCATCATTAAAATTATCTATAAAATCCCCTTTATCTATCATTATAAAATCATTGAAATATATAAAATATTTATCTTTATCATCATTATTTGTATAAACACTCCCATGATATAAATACTTATATTATTTCCGATACCTGTAAAAACACTTACATCAATATTTCAATCTTTCATTTTATTATCATTATTAATATCATCACTTTCATTAAAATCTTTATAACTTTTTATTACAATTTATATTCACTAACAAAAATACTTTTATAATCATTAATATTTTATTATTTTTATCTTGAAAATAATCATTAAAATCATTTTGAAATTTATAACAAACATTTATATTATTTCCGATACCTATAAAAAGACTTACAATTATATTATTAGAATCATTATCAAAATTCTTATCTTTATCTTTACAAAAGTTATTAAAATCATTAGAAAATCTATTTTTATTTTCATTATCTATAAAAACACTTATAAAAATATATGAATTATCATTAAAAATTTAATTATCTATATTATTAAAAATATGAAAATAATCTCTAATTTTTGAATCTTTATTTTCTTTATTTTTAATTTTACTTAAAATTTCATTAGTTTCTTTATTAAAATCTTTATCATTTTCATTACCATTTTCCTTAATTTTTGAATTAATTTTTAATGTAATTTCAATATTACTTGTAATTTGACCTGTAAGATTACCTGTAAAATGACCTCTATCTTCACTAAAATCTACAATTTTTGCATCATTATTTTCCGTAATTTTTGAATGAATTTTTGAATTAATTGACCATATACCTATATATAGTAATAATATTACAAGTAATATTATTACAAATAATGAATATATAATATATATACAAATTCCAACTCGTAATTCAGAAACTATATCAAATAATCACGAAATTAATAACGAATTTAATAACGAAAAAATTAGTTCAAAAATTAGTGATTTTAGTAGTGCAACTGGTCAAGATACTAATGTCGCCAAAATTGATTCTTTTGGTGGGAAAACTGGTGATGTAAAAAGTGATAAACTTTGAAGAGCTTTTAATAGTGATTTTATTAGTTTTAATTTGTGTACTCCCGGTGGGAGAGTAGGTTGGACGCCCACTCGTGAGGTCTTGCAATCGCTAATACTGTAATTACTATTAGACTTATTGATAATTCTACTTCTGATAGTGATAATTTTATTAATTCAGTTTGAAATTTATTTAGATTTGCTTGCATGGGATAAGATTATATTATATATTTGTACTCGTAGTTATAATAATGTAAATCCTAAACAAAGTAAAACTATGGAAACAAAAATTGCATTTAGTCCTCGTGGTAACAAAGTTCTTCTTCGTGCAGATTTTGAAGTATCTACTCTTAATATTCTTAATAACGAGGAGATTAATAAGATTCCAGCTAAGGCTTATACTGTTATGGCTGTTGCCGAAAATGTCAAAGGTCTTAATGTTGGAGATAAAGTAAAACTGGAAAACGGTTGTATTCCTACTCTTATTCAAATGCCGGGCGATACTCAAACACTTGCTGCTAAACAGAAAATTCACCGTGAAGGTAAATCTATTGTTGGTGTTGGAACTGTTAAGTTTAGTGAGTTTGTTCTTGTAGATGAATATTCTATCGTAGGTGTTTGGATTGAATCTCCTGCTACTAATAACTAAAATATGCTCAATCCTTTTGTTTATGATAAGTTAGTTCCTTTCGTAGATGAACGTATTGAAAAACATCTTAAACCTTATGTTCTTCGACGACCTGCTTCTTATAAACGAAGTGTTGCGGCTTGGGAAAAATTAAGACCTGACCAAAAGGCGAAAGTATTAGAGTTACTGGAAAGAACACAAAAGGATAGTGTTGCCAAAGCTATGATGCGAGGAGATGAAGTTGTTAGTGTTCCTCGTGTTGGTAGATTCGAATACAGTCCAGCTAAGTTCTTTAAGAAAACTCATGCTGAGGAACTTGAAGGTTTAAGTCGAGAGGAACGTAAAGCAAAGATTATTGCTTATCATATTGCTAATCGTCGTAGACGTAGAACTGCCGAAGAAAATGGGAAGAAAATGCGTTTCAGAAAAGATTTTGCCAAAGGGTAGAATACTGTACTTTAATGAAGAGGAACATAAGTACACAGATGATTTAGGTAATAGTTACATATCTGTTACTACTCTTATTGGTAAATATACGCAAGAATTTAAGAAAGAAGAAATTGCCGCCGCGTGTGAACGTATAGGTAAGAATCCTCGACATCCAAAATATCAAAAATATAAAGGTAAAACTAAGAAACAAATTCTTTGGGAATGGGAACAAGAAACTATTAAGGCTTGTGATAAAGGAACAAAGAAACATAATTACCTTGAAACTGCTATTAAGACTTGTAACGGATATAAGCTGAACGCTAATGGTTTTATCAATGATAGAATTTACACGATAGATGATATTGTTGGTAGTCATAAATATGGTAAGCTTAATCTTGAATATTTTGTTAAGACTGGTATTCGAGAAAAGTATCCTGATATATTTAGTCTGATTGCTGCTCTTGTTACGAAAGGTTATCATATCTACGCTGAAATTGGTGTTTATGATAGTCAAAATCTTGTTTCTGGTCTTATTGATATTCTCTTAATTCGTGATAAGGAATTTATTATTTTAGACTGGAAAACTAATAAAGCTCCAATTAGATTTGAAAGTGGTTATTATGATAAGAAACTTGATGGTACACTTGACCTCAATAATTTTATTTATAAAGAGGAATATTTCGGTGCACCACTTGACCACCTCGCTGATAGTATAGGTAATCATTATGCAATGCAACTTTCTACTTATGCTAATCTTGTTGAGAGCTGGGGTTATAAAAATGTAGGAATTATTCTCTGTCATATTAGAACTATTCAGAATCAATTTCAAGACGAAAATGAAGAAGATGAGGAAGTCGTAGAAATGTATGATATTCCTTATCTTAAAAATGAAGTCGGAATGATGATTGCTGATTATTCAAGTAAACATATTTATAAAACTGCTAAAACACTTTTCTAAGCTATGAAAACTATTAAGATTTATTATATAGATACTCGTGGTAAACTTGCAGTAAATCTTATTAGGATTTTTAATAGTAATTATCGTGGGCAACTATAAAATTTA